GGATGTCTAGGCCGCCTTAATTACAACTGGTCAAAACAACACTATTCTTGGTCGTTACAACGGCAATCAAGGCGGCCTAGACATCCGCACATCCAGCAACAACATCGTGCTGTCGGATGGCAGTGGTAATCCGTGGATCCACGTTAAGAGTGACGGGAACATTACTACAACTGCGGGCCAAATTCGAGCAAAGGGTGACAACGGAATAGCTGTGTTTGCCTCTGAGCAAAGTATAACTGTTGCGAATGGCGCAACGCTTAACCTTTCTAGTGGTTCTGCTGCTCAAATTATTTGTATTGGATGTGCCAGCAACGGCCAAGGGGGTGCTTTTTTTGCAAATTACAACACAACTGTTTCTCAAATTGGAGGCTCGACAGCTGGGATTTCAACTAGCGATAGTGGAACAGTGGCTATTGCAGTTTATAAAAGTACATCAAGTAACACTGTGACTTTTAAAAATAGGAGCGGTGGATCTCTAATTTATAGAGTTTCAATGTTCTGCGGCGAAAATGGCAACCAGTCCTAAAGGAGGACTCAGATGACACTTGAATATAATGTAAAAACATTCATTACGGAAGGTAATGAAAAAAGAGTTGGTTTTATGGTAAAAAATTCAAACAACGAATTGTTTGCTATTGACCGACTTGTTTCTATTGTTGAGGGGAAAACTGCTGAACAATACGTTCAAGAAGCACTTTCTTTAGCGCAAGATGAAATTGATCAATGGGCCTCTGATTCTGAAAACGTAGGCAAGACGTTTGACCCAACAACTGGCACATTTATTTAGGAGACAAACTAATGGACGAACTAACAGCAGAACAAATCGCACAGCATTACACCGCAATGGGTCACAGCGTTGACCTTATCAATGCTATTATTGCTGGCACACAGATGGCAGACGATGATGCCGCAGACAAACAGGATTGCGTAGACCGCAATGTTGCGCATCTGGAGATTATGGTTGCTAAAGACTTCTGGACTACAGAAGACATGACAGCAGCCAATGCCGCTATTACAGCAGGAAAGGCGTACTCAGCATGAGTGAGTCAAACGTAGTTACCATTGCAGGTAAGGAATACGAAGAGTCAAGCCTTGACGATCAGCAGATGTATTTGATTAACCAGATACGCGATCTGCAAGCAAAGGCCGCAAACCTTCGTTTCCAGCTTGACCAAGTACATGCCGCGCAAGATGTCTTTACAAATGGTCTTATCGCATCAGTAGAAGAAAGCGATGAAGACGAAGTAGAAAAGTCTGCGGTTAATTGAGGTCTAAAAATGGCTACAAGAAATTTATCTGAGGCACACAATAGAATAGATAGTTTAGAACCTCGCGTTACTAGACTAGAAACTGAAAATAATATTCAGTTTAAAGAAATATTTTACAGACTAAAACGCCTTGAAACATTTCTTGTAGCCGGTTTAGGCGCAATAATTGCGATGTTAGTTACTGTGCTTATTAAAATGGGCTAGTAATTACGAACCTGTACAAATAATAAGAAGCTATGCTATAATAACACTCCGCCCTAGCGCTGCGAATACTATATCTATATGTGTGAGGGTGTGCCGTGATTGCAGAAACTTTAGCAGGAATTGCGCTCGTAAAAAGTGCTGTAGACGGAATAAAATCCGCTATCAACACAGCAAATGACGTTAGTGAAATCGCCGGGTACATAGACCAGCTTTTTGAAGGTGAGAAGCAGGTACAGAAGAAACGTGCCAAAAACTCTGGACATGGTATTGGGGACCAATTTGGCGTAAATAATATTGCGTCAGAGGTCATAGACGCGCGCCTTGCGCAAGAAAAAATGCAGGAAATGCGCAATCTTATAGATTTACGTTTCGGTCCCGGGACATGGCAGTCTATTATAGATGAACGAGCGCGTAGGATACAGGCAGCTAAAGAAGCCGCAGCTGTAGAACGTAGAAAAAAAATTCAAGAAGCTAAAGAATTTGAAGAGGCAATTAAAAGCTTCCTTCTTGTGGCTACAATTGTTTGTGTTTCTCTTGGGCTATTTGTGTTTTTATTTATGGTGGTACTATAATGGCGCAGAAAAAATTTGAACAAAACACCGAGTATGCAGAATATGATTTGGACGGTGACGGTATTATTACAGACGATGAATTAGCACATGCTAAAGAAATCAAGAAAGAACAAGCTGAATTACGTAAATTGCTTGCGCAAAGGCGTATGGCTACAGCTACCCTGATATCAATGGGTGCGTTTACTTTAGCTATGTTCTTTGTAAGCATAGAACGTGTAGAAGCGTTAGGAGATATCAGTAACTTGTTTTACTTAGCAGGTGCTGGTATTGTTGGCGCTTACATGGGTACATCTGTATGGATGAGTAAAAAGTGATGGAAAATTTTCGTCTTCCTATAGCGCTTGTGGCCGCAATGATTTTACAGATATCTGGTGGTGTTTGGTGGGTAAGTCAGCAAGCACAAACTATTGCGCAACTAGAGGAAGCCGTTAATCAAATGTCTAGTCGTATGGCTATTGAAGAAAACGTAAATATGAAACGTGACATTATGCGCAACACTGAATCTATTGAAGGTCTGTTTGAGGCTGCGCAAAGTAATAGTATGCACATGGATAAAATTGTTGAATTACTTCGGCGCGTATCAGTTATTGAAACAGAGATACGTTTTTTAATGAACCCGTCTAAACACCCGATGGAGTGATATGTTTCAAGCCCTTGTCCTTGCATGTATGGTTTTTCAACCTACTAAATGTTGGCAGCTAGAGGACCAGCTTGGGCCGTATAAAACGTATGAGAAATGCGAGGCTAGGGCGTTAGAAATGGGAAAAGCGGTTCATATCCACATGGCGGGTTATCGGCCTGTATCTTGGAAATGTCAGGCTTTGCCAAAAGGGAGACTAAGCACATGATGAGTTTACTCGGAAGTTTGTTGGGTTTTGGCACAAGTTTTCTACCGGAAGTGCTAAACTTTTTTAAGGCAGGGCAAGAACATAAGCAGAAACTAGAAACCATGAAAATGGAAGCGGAGTTGATGGAAAAACGCTCCGCACTAAAACTGCAGGAGTTGGATAAACACGCAGATATAGCTGAAACTAAAGGTATTTACGAACATGATAGAAGTATCGACGCTGGCGGATTTGTCAACGCTCTTCGCGGCAGTGTGCGCCCTGTTATTACTTATGCCTTCTTCTTAATGTTTGTAGCCGTAGAAGTTGTAGTTATTGTTAAAGTTCTTGAAGCGGGCGGGGACTGGAAAGATGCTGTAGAGCTTATGTGGTCTCCTGAGACTCAAGGGTTATTTGCGGCTATCATGTCCTTTTGGTTTGGCAACCGTGCGGTCAGTAAATACATGAAAGTAAAATAATGAACAAAGATCAACTAAGAGAAGAACTCGCCGAGGACGAGGGCTGTAAGTATTTGATTTATTTAGATCATTTAGCTCTACCAACTTTTGGAATCGGTCATCTTATCAAAGAAGAAGACCCTGAATACGGGCAACCTGTTGGCACTGAAATATCAGAAGAAAGAGTTCGCAAGGCGTTTAATCTAGATATCGCAGTCACTATAGAAGATTGCCATCGCCTGTGTAGCAATGTTGGAGTGGACTTCAACGAGCTTGACCTTAAATACCCCGACGCGGCTCTGGTGCTATGCAACATGACATTTAACCTTGGCTACCCACGTTTTAGTAAATTTCAACGTATGTGGGCCGCTGTTGCTGAAGCTATGGAAGACCCGAAGGCGTGGCTAGAAGTGGCTGCAGAAGCAGAAGATTCCAGATGGTATACTCAAGTGCCAAACCGTGCTAAAAGATTAGTAGATAGAATGAAGGCGTTAGCAGATGGCTAAGAAAATTGAATCCACAAAAGTTAACAAAAAACGGCACCGTCGCCCCGGAGTACATAAGAAAAATGCTAATAAACGTAACAAAGTTAAAACGTATTTTGGTTAGATACGCTGGTTGGGCGCTGCTATATATGGGTAGACCCTTTACTGCCACAGGTAATTGGTTTTGGAAAATGCACAGAAAGGTGTTAAATATTAACAAATGATTAGTAAAACACATTGCAAACACTGTCCTCGTTGTGGAAATAAACTCCGTACCATAAACGTGCACGGGCATGATGAGTGCATAGAATGTCATCAGGTTATTGATGATTGTTGTCAGGGAGAAGTTTGCCAACCTACATTCAGCGCCCAAGAGGGGAATAATGAG